TGTCTTTTTGAAAATTCAGTGTTTTTTCTGTGTAAATTGCTTGTCAAACTCTTAATTAAATTGTTTAGAAAATGAAACAGTCATTACCTGGCATTACTGCCATTGATTATATTGAATGTTCAAACTTGCCGGATAATCTGGAAATGAAGGCTATGGTCGGGATACCTATAGGGATATTTGTGTCTATGACAGAGGTGCCCTTTACTGGTATGCCGACGTGTGTGACGGACTCTGATTATGATAGCCATGCTCAGGTGGAGCGTTCTGTGCTGACGTTTCAGAGCACTGAGGATCTGCCTATAAGGGGCTGTCTGGCTTTCATAATCAGGGATGCTAACGGGAAGTACTGGTTAATGGGACATAAGGAGGCTCCTTATCTGGTGATAAAGAGAACGCAGCGTCTGGGGGTGCCTGAGAGCGATAAGGCTGGGTATGTATATGAGGTGACGCTGATAGGACGTAAGGCACTGGTGCCTGTGACGGTGTAAATGTCTTTGTGCGCGTATATATTATAGTATATCTTTGCAACAGCAAAAAGGGGAATTCCCTTCTCTCGATTTTTCTATCTGCTCTTTTCATATTTTTGTTACTCGCTCAATGCAACAGTATCATCTTCATCTCAAAGGCTATGTGGGCGGCGCGGACTTCAACACTGAGTCCGTGCTGGCCACATTGAAGGCTAATCCTGATGCCGTGGTCAGCGTACTTGTGGATTCCACAGGTGGTCAGTTGGCCACGGCTTTGTCTATATCCTCTGCTTTTCATCGCCATGGCAAGGTGCATGTTCATTTCTCAGGGATGAATGCATCGGCGGCCACGATAGCATCATTGGGAGCGCAGCGTATCTCCATGGATGCGTCGGCACTCTACCTGGTTCATAAGTGCTCCATGGCGGTGTTCGAATGGGCCAGCATGAATGCTGACCAGCTGCAGGAGTATATCGACGAGCTCTCAAAGCAGAAGGCTAATATGGACAAGCTGGACTCTAACGTGGCCGCGATGTATGCTGCACGCTGCCGTAAGCCACAGGAGGAGTTGCTTGCGCTGATGAAGACGGGCGGATGGCTCACGGCACGCGAGGCCAAGGAATGGGGCTTCGTGGATGAGGTGACGGACTACGAGGAGGACATCAAGCCTCTTATGACGGAGGAGATGGCGACAGCACTGGCCACGGCGTGTATTCCTATTCCGGCTATTCCTTATGCACGTGAGCAGAGGGAGCATAACGGTGAGACGTTGTTCGCCCGTTTCATCTCTGCCCTGACTTCGTTTTTCCGTAATATGCCAGAGGGCAAGGCTGAAGTGAAGGCAGAGGAAAAGGCTGAAGGGCAGGTAGAAGATCCTACTACTATATCTAACAATACAACACAGCACAAACCAATGAAGAAAATGCCTAATTTGGAAGCCGTCCTGAAGGTGGAGGGCTTCGAAGCTAATGCCGAGGGCGGCGTGGTCCTTACAGAGGAACAGCTGCAGAGCATAGAGGATCATATCACCTCGCAGGGGACTCGCCTGAGCACGCAGGAGACGAATATCAGCGAGCAGGCGACGACGATCCAGGAACGTGACACTACGATCTTCAGACTGGAGGGCGAGGTCAAGACGCTGAAGGACGAGGTGACGGAGCTCAAGAAGGTGCCGGCAGAGGAGTCGCCGTCGGTAGTGAACGCCAAGACTGGCGAGAAGGAGTCCGGCGTTCATTCTGACTACCTGACGAACCTCAGCAACGCCAAGGAGCTGTATGACTTCGTGTCGTAATAGGTAGTACCAAACACTATCTCTCAACCCTAAACGATAAACTCTCAACGATAAACCCTCAACGATAATCCCTCAACGATAATCCCTCAACAATAAACTATAAATCATTCTTCATTCTTCATTCTTCATTTTTCATTCTTCACTCTAAACCATGGCTGGTATATTAAAATTTACACCTGAGGAGTATCAGGAGGCGGCGCACAAATGGCGCAGCGAGCTGCTGATGCTTCCTATCATCGGGTGCGAAGAGACGCTGAAGTTCATGACCAAGCGTCCTGGCATCCGCTATAAAGAGAGCGTGGGTGAGCTGACAGGGGCAGCTGAGTTCGCTCCTTACAAGGCAAGCCGACGTACTAATATGGACCTGAACCTGGACTACCGCACGCTGGAGACGTTCTTCGGTTCTGTCTGTGCCCTCTTCGAACCTAACTCGGCAGTGAGCACGCTGCTGGGTATGATGTCGGGCACTACGAAGGGCGAGGGACAGAAGCAGACGATGCAGGCCAAGCATGTCCTGGCTCTCATCGCGCGTGGTCTCTCGGAGAAACTGAACGCTTCCATCTGGTCTGCGAAACGTAATGCCAACGGCGATACTACGCAGGACTTGTTCAATGGCTTCGACACTATCACCGACGAGGAGATCACTGCCGGAAACATCGCTGCTGCCAAGGGTAACTACCTCAAGCTGGACGAGGAGGTGACAGAGCTGAACGCTTGTGTCGTGGCCAAGAAGATCCTGTTCAGCCTGAATCCCATCCTCCGCAGCATGGACCTGAACATGTACTGCACGCAGGAGTTCGTGGACATGTACAACGAGTCGTATCAGTCGATGCACGGGGCGCTGCCTTATAACCTGGGTTATGAGAAGAACGCCGTGGAGGGCAGCGGCGGCAAGCTGACGATGGTGCCCCTGACGAACAAGGTGGGGTCCAAGTTCATTCATATCGCTCCCAAATCGAATATGCTGGTGGGCTTCGACCAGATGAGCGACCAGGAGAATGTGATCGTGGACCGCATCCCGCCTTTCGAGCTGATGTACACGGCCACGATGTTCTTCGGCACGCAGTTTGAGTCCATCGATCAGCGGCGCCTGAAGGTGGTGGAGCTGGCTTCTGAAACGACAGAACCTTGATGGGCTCGTATCCGGTAATAATGTAAAGGCTTGATACGGCGACCTCTGCCTGTGGTAGTCTGCCCACACTTCCCCTCTGCCATATCCTCCCTGCCGCAGGTATGTTGCCGTATCTTTAGCTTTTAATTATCCATTTTCAATTCTTCATTCTTCATTCTTCACTCTTCATTCAAATAAATGGCTACAACTAATTGCTCTCCCCTGCAGAAGTCGCTGGCGTGGTGTCAGGGTAAGCCTGTGCTGCCTGGCATACGCCGTCGGCTGTATTATACGAGCAAGGGGAATATCGTAAGCTGGCCGACGCTGCCTCATGATGCCAATGGGCGTATCACGTCGGCGACATATACGGGTAGCTTCACGCTGAAGGCTGACGCTACCTGGTATTATATCGACATCCTGTCTGAGAAATCGCAGCTGACATCAGAAGCGCAGGGGGAATGTCCCAGCCAGACGCAGCTGAACAAGCTGGTGGCGGTGCATCCCGGCGTCGGTGAGGAGGCCAGTGCCGCTGCTGCTTATCTCAACAACAACGACAATGTGTTTATCGTCCAGGAGATGGAAGGGTCTTACCGTGTCGTGGGTTCCGAGATGTATCAGACGATTACCACGGTGGCACAGGATAATGGTCAGGGCGCTACGGGAACGGCGAGCACCACAATCTCCGTGGATGCTACCGATGAGTGCCCCGCGCCTTTCTATGTTGGGACGATAACCACAGAGGATGGCGTCATCAACGGTACCGAGCCTTAATTTTCTTGTCATATGTAAGCTTTAGTAAAAGGTTGGCTGAGCGCATCCCCATAGATGTTGGTGAATCCTTATCTGGATTGGAGATAACAGATATGGAGGATGCGCTGGCTTTGATTCCGCTCGGTGATGGTGCTGATGTCAGCGAGCTGATTGGAGGAAAAGGCTTCTCCGGAGAGAAAGATCTGTTTGGCTCGAAGGGACGCAAGGCGTGGGATAAGGATACCGAGGCACGGTGTGACTTCGAGCCTAAGGTGAGGATGGTGCACCGAGCAGGCTTTTATTTCTTTGCGCTGTGGCAGAAATCTATCCTGGGGCGAACGCTGACGGAGATAAAGAGCGATGACAGCGAGGTTGGACATTTTGCCGAAGAACTGAGCCGTCTCATCAGTGAGGTGCTGGGCTCTCATCTGCAAGCTGGCGGATGGTGTGTAGTGACCACACCGAAGAGGCGGCATCTTGTAAAGAATTTCGCGACGAGGGTCAGCGAAGCGATTGGAGAAAGGCTTGGCATTCCTTTCTATGAGGATGTCGCAGCATGCAAATCCCGTCATCGTGTGAATGCCGAGTTTGAGTTGCTGGTGTTGCCCCGTGAGGCGAATATCATCGTAGTGGATGATTTCGTGACGACTGGGTCAACGATGAGGGCGATGAAGGTGGTGCTGGAGGCACAGAAGAAGAACGTGGTTCTTTTTGCCGGTATCAATAATAAGCTTTGAATTGGCTTTAGATATGGCTTAATTTTATTGCGTCTATTATTTGTTTATTAAATAATTACTGATTATGAATGAGAGTTTTAATTTAAAGCTTCAGGAGTGGGTTAATGACGAGAAGCGCACTGTAGAGGATGGCTGTATGCTTCTTCTTCAGCTGGAAGGTAACCGCATTCATTATGATAACCTTATGCGCTATCCTTACAAGGATAAGCTTATGAAGTATCTCTTGTCGGAGTTGTCACGTAGGCTGAAGACCAGGCTGGTAAAGGTGACGCATCAGCAGGTGACAGAGATGCAGGATAAGGTTAAGGCTATCGTGTCTGAACATTTCTCGGAGGAAAGGAAGAAAGAGGTGGAGGAGTTCCGAAAGGGAAAACGGGCTGACCATGACGAGCTACCCGATGAGATACAGGCGCTCTATGTCGAGAACCTCTCACTGCTGCAGCGGATGCGTGAGGTGCATCTGCAGCTGCGTAAGATGTCCGATGAGAAGGTCAGCTGTCCGGACTCCGAGCGTTATCCTTTCCTCAAAGAGATGATTGAGCTTGACAAGAAGCTGCATGAGAACTGGGACGGCTACGATCACTATGTACCTGAGGCCGAAAGTACCGGTAATCTTGTGTCGTTCGAGGCCGAAAGTTCCAATCATCTTGTGTCGCCTGACGCCGAAAGTACCAGCGTTAATGAGTCAGAGGCTGAGGATGAAGGCGAGAATGACAAGGACAATGACAAGGCCAAGACAAAGGTCGAGAATACTGTCCGCGCTAAAGCTACCAAGAAGTCCACTTCCAAGAAATCCACCACCTCTAAGTAATCTATCAGTCTAATGTAACCACTCCCTCCCTACAAGGGAGGGCGGGGGGTGGGTCTTGTGGTCTTCTTCCCTATGAAACGCGGCGTTTCCATTTCCCAATATCTGCGGCCGTTATCTGAGTTGCCTTATCAGGTGTATCTCACTAACGAGCTGCAGGTGGCCGATGTCCTGGAATGGATCCTCGCACAGGTGGGTGTTTCTGAGGTGTGGCAGACGTCATTCTCTATCTCCGAGGAGTTTCTTCGAAGGCTGTTCTTCATCGAGAAAGGGGGCCTTGTCAAGAGGTTTAATCTTATCCTGGATCTGAAAGCGACGCAGAAGACGCTGCGGCTATGGCCGTTTATATGTCAGACGATGCAGAATGTGTTCCTGGCTGATAACCACTCCAAGGTGCTTCTTGTGAAAGCAGAGGGTGGGGCAGTGGTGACGGTGCTGACTTCGCAGAACCTCACACGCGGTAACCGTATTGAGTCGGCTATGGTGACGACGGACCACGCTATCTTTGACAGGCTGTTTTCTGAAGCACAGTGTGTTATAACTAATAAATCGGTTCCCTTACATGGACTTTTTGAACGAAAAATTGCTGGAGGAGATTGAGAAGATGGCGTCTATCTTCTTGCCTATATCTGATATGGCTGTGATTCTCGGAGTGCCTGCAGATGCTCTCCGGAATGAGATTAAGAACCGCCAGACGGAGGTGTCGAAGCGGTATTACAGGGGTAAGGCAACGAGCAAGGTGCAGCTGCATACTCAGGAGATGCTGCTGGCTAAGGTGGGCTCGCCCTTGGCTCTCGAGAATGCTGCCAAGAATCTGATGGATATGGAGGATGATGAATAAGAAAGTGAAAAGTGATAGAGTGAAAAGTGAAAAATGAAAGGTGATAGAGTGAAAAGTGAAAAATTAAAGAGTTAAGGCGGTTGTTATGCCTAATATCTCGACGATAGACTTATGTAAGCAGCATCTCTTTACTTCGGCCGAGGAGCTGAGGGTGCAGAGGTTCACGGAGGCGCAGATAGGGCGGGTGCTGCGCTTGCGTGATATGTATTCCTGGGTTCTAGCTAACCCGGAAGCCAAAGATCGTCAGTTTATCGAAGAGGAACTGTCGAGGGGCTATGCGTCGCATAGGTCACAGGCGTACTCTGACTTGGCTGTGATAAAGGCGCTTGTGCCTTTGTTATCTACAGCGTCGCGCGATTTTCATAGATGGCGGTATAACGAGATGATTCTCGAGACGTATCAGATGGCAAAGAAGCGTAAGGATACGAAGACGATGGAACGTGCTGCTACGTCTTACGCCAAATATAACCGCATCGATGTGGAGGATGAGACGGCACTGCCGTATGAGCTGATCGTGGTGCAGCCGTTTATGGCGACGTCTGACCCGACAGTATTGGGCATAAAGCCTATTCCCAATCGGCAGAAGTTCGTGGAGGATCTTCTGGCTAAATACAGGGCTGAGTCGGCTGACATCGATGATGTGGAGTACGAACCGGCTGACCTCGAAGAGGATGAGCTGTGGGCTGACTACGAGGAGATGAAGGAGGACAAAGAATCGGATGTGATATGAGTGAAGAGAAAAAGGTTAAAGCTGGGGCAGAGGCAAAAAGGATTTACTTCAATGATCCGCAGCGGTTGACTCAGTTGATTGGGGCCAACACAACTGTTATTGTGGCTGGGCGACGCACGGGAAAGACGGATTCTATTGCTGCTCCGTTTGTTCTGCGCAACATGCAGCGTATGGAGGGGAGCACAGGGGGTATCGTAGTGCCTACGTTCAAACATGGACTGACGAATACGCTGCCAGGGTTGTTCACGGCATGGCGCAGGTGGGGCTATGAGAAGGGGGTGCATTATGTGGTAGGCCGTAAGCCGCCGAAGGCGTTCAAACGGCCATTGATAGAGCCTTCTGACTATGAGCATGTCATAACGTTCTACAATGGGTCTGTGGCTGTGATTATATCCCAGGACAGGCCGGGAACGTCGAACTCCCTGACGCTGTCATGGGTGTTGGTGGATGAAGCGAAGTTCATTGATTACCAGAAGCTGAAGGATGAGACGCTGCCGGCGAATGGCGGCATAAAGACGTTCTTCGGACATCATTCGTTTAACCACTCGCTGATGATTTTGTCTGATATGCCGCAGACGCAGAAAGGGTCTTGGTTCCTGCACTACCGCGAGAAAATGGACAAGGATCTCATAGAGGGTATCAAGGCTACGCTCTATGAGATATGGCATACGAAGGAACGTATTCGCAGTCTTCGTAAGGCTAAGGAGGAGGTTCCGGCTTACTTGAAGGGGTATCTGCGTAAGCTGGACTCGCAGCTGAATAAGATGCGCTCGGTGGCTGTGTACTACAAGGAATACTCATCCATCGAGAATATCGAGCTGCTAGGAGAGAATTATATACGACAGATGAAGCGTGACCTGACGCCGCTGACGTTTCAGACGTCGATTCTCTGTCAGCGTATTGGAATTCGTAAGGATGGCTTTTATTCTTCGATGCGCGAGGGACATAAGTATAATGCCTCTGATTTTGAATACCTGGACAGCCTAGGGTATGAGTTTGAAGAAGGGGCTCTTGATTGCCGTGCTGACAAGGATCTGAACCGGCAGGCGCCGATTTGTATTGGCATGGATTACAACGCCAATATTAACTGGCTGGTGGCTGGACAGCCTTCAGGGCGCAGGCTGAATGTGCTGAAGTCTTTCTTCGTGAAGTTCGAAAGAAAGTTGTCGGCATTGATTGAGGATTTTTGTGTTTACTATGCATACCATGAGAACAAGACGGTGATCTTCTACTATGATGCTACGGCGCTGGGCTCAAACTATGCTGTGAATGACCAGGATTTCCGATGGGTGATCGTGCATGAGTTTGAGCGGCGCGGATGGGAGGTTGTCGAGGTGTATCTCGGCAATCCTATGAAGCATGATGAGAAGTATCTGCTCGTCAACCGGAGCTTCGCAGGGAAGCAACGCCTGATGCCGATGTTCAATCGTCAGAATAACGACGATCTGATTCTTGCTATCCAGACGGCTCAGGTGTATCGTGGCCGGCTGGGTTTCCGCAAGAACAAAAACGACGAGAAGAACCCCGAAACGGAGGAAGATCTGCTCGAACACCGCACCGATGGAACGGATGCTTTTGACACGCTATATATCGGGTGTGAGAAGTTCCCGCAGCATGACACCTTCAATTTTTCTGGTGGAGTGGTGATGTGAACGGCCTTTTTTATACATTTGAGGCCGTTTTGATGCGTTAAATGGGGCAAAAATGACTTTTTTGCTCTGATTTACCCTTTTTTCTCGCGCCCGAACCTTAGTTATTGGATTATTTTATTTAATTTTGACCTCAAAATAGGTCAAAATCGGCTGCAATCCACAGAAAATGTCCTTATCTGAACAAGTAATCAGCTTCGCAAAGTCCTCGTCACATCATCACGTCATATTCTGCCGTGAGATGATGCCAGAACTCACATTCGTCAATGTGGGGCTGGTGCTCTCTGAGATGATCTTGGAGGAAGGATTGGATTCACCTATGCTTGACTTTGCCACTGATGATTTCATTCAAGAGATTATGTCAAGGCATGAGTCTCATCCTGAAATTGGAAATTATCTTGCAATGACAAACATAGGGATTCTCTTTGAGCCCTGTCTGAAGTATAACATCCCCGAGCTGTTCAAATCACATTCCAGGAACAAGATTCTTTTCGTCCATACACAAGCCGTCATCAAAGATGATGTGCTATATTTCAACGACCCATCCGACAACATAACCGCTGATTTCAGTGGCGTTCATTATATCATTGTCTAATCTACATATCCCACATATATGAAATACAGTGAACTTATCCACTTTGAACCTATCACAGAAATAGTCCGCTTCAGTGACCTCGCAGATGAGAGAAAACGTGAGAACTTCGTCAGAACCTTCGTCTTCTCCGACCTCTACAAGAAGAGTTACATTCCAGAGATAGTCAGACAGCTGAACTTCACAGAAACTGAGATTCTGGTGAACGGCCGTCTGCAACCGAAGGAATTCTTTGGTCTCCAAATCGTCGGTAGTTATGGTACGGGTAAATCACACTTGATGACTCTTTTCTCCCTGATAGCGGAAGATGAGAAATATCTTCAGTACGTAGGCGAGGATTCTGCACGTGAGGATTTGAAAAAGATTGCCGGCAAATACAAAGTGCTTCGCTTTGAATTAAGCTCGGAGAAAGAACTTTGGGGCATCGTCAGCTTCCAGATAGATAAGTTCCTCCGCCAGATCGGTGTGAACTATTCTCTGATGGCTGATGATAGCTACGAGAACAACGATGTCAAGATTCAGAAGATGATGGCTGCATTCGAGGAAGTCTATCCGGACAAGGGACTTCTCATTGTCATCGATGAAATGTTGGCCTATCTGAAGGGACGTAGTGGTTCAGATAAACTTAACCGAGATTTGCAGGTCCTACAGGCATTGGCACAAGTTGCTAACAGTACAAAGTTCCGTATTGCCTTTGGCGTACAGGAAGCCATCTATAGTGCTGCCGAATTCCAGTTCGCCCGTGAGATGCTGCTTCACGTGAATGACCGCTACCGCTCATTGACGATTACGAAGGAAGATGTGAAGTACATCGCTCAAAAGCGTATGCTTCGCAAAGATGATGGTCAGCGACAGCAGGTACGCGACCACCTTTCCAAGTTCACAAACTATTTCTCCCACATGCATGGGCATCTGGAAGATTACGTTACGCTCTTCCCAGTCCATCCTTCTTATTTCGAGAACTTCGATTTAATCAAGACGGGCAAAAGTCAGCGTGAAATCATGCGCACCCTCTCTGACAAATTCTCAGAGATTATGAATATGGATGTGCCTGCAGACCAACCGGGACTTATCTGCTATGATAGCTATTGGCAGTATATGGATGGCAACGCTACCCTGAAAACGGATCCTGATGTTGCACGCGTATCAGAAATCATGCAGACCATCTATGCCAAGATTGAGGAT